GTGCTTGAGCCTGCGGCATAAGTGAATAATTGAGCGCCGGAATAGGGGTCGCCATTAGCGTCGAGCCACGGCTCGTTGAATATAGGTGATAGTTTTGCCATTTAATTGTCCAAAGGGTATAGTTTAAATATGAGATCAGCTTTGAATTACGCCTACACAGGCGGTTTGTTCGGATTTATTATGTCCCTCGTAAAAGGGCTGTCTGACAGCAGTATAAGTAATGAGCTTTTGTCATTAATAATTGTGGTTTCTACCATGACCCTGTTTGGGTTCCTCCTCGGTTTAGCACTTGGGGTACTGATTCAGAAGGGGTATTTAAAGCCGCACCAATAGGCAATACGCCTGCTCTAGTCAGTGCTGTTGTCACAATATTGATCTTCGTCTGGTTTGAAGGACTTAATTGCCGAAGTTTCTTTAACCTCTCCAGCTCTTTAATCGCGCCAGGTGTTGTGATGACTTTGGCGATTTGCGTCTGCCAATCTTGAACTTTTGTGTCTACCCACCATTGCCGGAGATTAAGATCCATTTTAGCGCTACTGACTAGCGGGGAAACTTCTATTGCCTCGCGTTTCGCGGCCTGTTGTGCTGGCTCTGTCATACTCTGTCCCTTCGGAACCCTGCCGGTTGCCTCCAGTACGTCCATTAAATCTTTGAAAGCGCCGAATCGTTTTGGCCCTATTGCCGCCTCCATGATTTCCTGTTGAGACTTTGATCCGAAAACTAACTGCTTAAATTTTGCGCCAGAACCTATCTCCCCGCCTGCTTGCGTCGGCTTTATTCCTTGCCACGTTTTCCGCAAATAGACATTAACAAGGTCATTCCAAACAGCTTCTTTATTCTGACTGGCAAATATTCTCCTCGCATCGACTACATCAGTAACATCGATATCCTTAGAGCCTAATATTTTATTAGTAACAGTAGATAATCTTTCGTCACCAATTTTCGAGATTTGCCCCAATAAGCTGCTTTCAGCTTCTTTTATCTGGGGTGTTTGGCCTGCAAACATATCTCTAGCGTCTTTATAACCAGGGAATTTCTTGTTTGCCAAATCGAGCATTTGATTCTTTTTCTGAGTAAGGATTCTAACTTCGTTACTTCTGCCTTTCCTCACTAACTCACCGATCTCATCATCAATCAATTTTTTAGTCTGATCGATAACTTCAAGTGAATTTCTAGGCGTATCCATTAGCCCGTATTTTGGATCACTAACAGATTTATCTATCATCCCCCTGATATAGTCATCAGTTTCAAACTGCATAAATTCCTTTTCAGGAATAAGATTTTTATTCCGCGCCATGCTATACATCGGGCCTGCCGCGCTCTCCCTTGCCGCGTAAGCATCATCGACATACTGCTTACCTACCTCCCGCGATCTTTCACCCACAACAGACGATGGAGGAGGTTTGCCCACGAAGGACGAAACAGCGTCATCTACCTGCCCCACCCTCTCCTGATAAAACTTTTTAATTATGTCGCCAGCATCATCGAATGACATACCAAGCCTTGTTTGTTGGGATATTAAGCTACCAAGATTCGACGCTTCGGCAGGGGTTAAATCGATCCCCATATCTTTTGATTTTGCGATAATCGCAATAGTTTGTGGCCGGTCAAACTTCTCTAAATCAGACACGGCTTTTCTGTTCATAATCTTCGTGCCACCCATCTCCCCAATCTTCCAACCAGCCGCATTTAATACGCCTTCTACGCCTATGTCAGTGACATTCCCTAATACTGTTTGTGGATCTCCTAGAGCGAAACCTGCGTTCTTCCTCCATGCCTCACCACCAGCCCCACCAAGTGCCGCCCCGCCAGGCCCGCCCGTGAGACCACCTACAATACCTCCTGCTGTTGCGGGAGCTATTCTTGATATGAACTCTGTCGCCTTACCTAATATGTCTTCCTCTCTTTTCAAGGCTCCGCTTTCTTCGTCGTAATAAACGATATTTCCATCGACTACACCATACCTGTCAACCGCATTTTTGTCCTTAGGGAATCTTATTGTCGCGTAACGCTTGATTTTGGTGTCGAAGTCATCAACCGCGCCTTGTTTAACTTGCTCTAGTCTTTGTTGGTCTGGCGCGTTTTCAATAGGAATTATTCTCGACCTTTCGTCTGGGGTGATCACCTCTGCCTTGTTGACTTCACCAGTACCACCCCAGTAGCTCGCAGGAGCCTCGTTTTGAGGTTTGCTATAAAGTCTTTCTTGTTCGTCAAGTAATTTAGCTGAGTTGTACGCATTGGATACCTTTTCAAATTCAGGCGTTCCTTTTTTGTCTGAGTTACTAACAATCCATTGCGCGTATTGCTCTGCCTTACTGTCCATTAATTATTGCATCCGCTTCGTTAAATAAATTTTGCGTTCCTTCCGAGTAATACCATCTTGGTCTGCTTACCTTCATGTTAGGGTAATTCTGATCCTCCTGCTTAACAGCATAATCATAGTCCCGAATAATCTGGTTATTATTCTTTTTAAGCACACCAGCAACCGCCTCCCTTGCCCCCCTTGATGTCTCAACTCTAGGCAATGCCCTTTCTAGTATCTCCATGTCTTTGTCTGTCAGCCCTCGTGCGCCAAGTTCAGCCATTTTATTGCCGAGAATGACGCCAACCGCCCTTTGTAAGTCGGCGGTGTCTTTAAGTGATTCAAAATCAAATCCGAACGAAGCAAGAAAGTTTTTAGTTCCTGTAATAATAGGTTGTGCGCCGCCCATATCACCTTTAGCGGATGATTCCACAAAACGATCTAATTCTATGTTTTGGTTATAAGCTGATGTCGCTGATTTTTGCAAATCCTGAAAGGATGTCGCCTCGTCACCCATCCTTGTTTCCATATACTTATTGCCGCCTGTGTTAATTTTTATTTGTTGCCCTGATTTAGTCTCCATCGCTTTATTATGCCGTTTAGTCTCTCCATGCTTCTCCCGCTGCCACGCTATGTCAATTTTCTCTTTACTCGACAGCGCCCATTGCTGCGCCTGACTGACGTAGTTAGGATCGTATTGTTCAGGGATCTTACTTACATCCAATCCGTTATTGGCGATATACTGTCTCGCTTGTTGGTAAGAAACCGGATCTTTCGCCATCGATATAGCCGATCCAATTATTTCCATCTCTTTACCTGCCGCCTCTAATTCCGCTTTACGATTCGAGAATTGCTTTCCTTTTATTTCTAAGTCAAGCCTTTGAGCCTCAAGCCCTTTATTCGCACCATACGAGTCCAATTCCTTTTGCTTTAACTGGTTGTCAAGGTTCGCATTCCCCATCTGCATATTGCGCAACACCATGTCCTGCTTACTGGCTTGCTTTTTGTCTCGGAGTAAACTATTCCGATCCATCACGTCCGTAGCGGAAACTTGGCGACTGTATATTGTTGGATCTAAGGGCATAATCTATCCTCTATAGTAAGCGCCTGGAAGCTGGTTGCCGTTGCCGTAACCCGAATTAACAGGCTTGCGTTCATCTAAATAATTCTGAGCAAGTGAGCCAACATTACCTAAAACACTGTTTCTTATATTCCCTTGATTGATGGCGTTAGCACCTGCAATATTGCCTTGCTGCAAACCTATGTCAGACAAATTTCCGTAAGCCCTCGCATTATTAGCTGCTGTTTGCTGTCCGAATTGCCCAACATTAGACGCCGCGCCTAACCCCTGATTAGATACTCCATAACCATAATTAAACTTGCGGTTTTTGTTCTGCAAGTCTCGCGCGTAAGCTTTCCCGTATTCATTACTAGCATAGTCCTGATTGAATCGGGATAAAGCTTTCAGTGTTGATCCAGAATCATAACCGCCCCTCGCCGCCGCTGCCCTGTCTATTCCTTTGTTTCCCTCATCCATTCGGAACTGATAACCAGGCTCTTTGGTGAAATCAGCCAGAGTGAAGTTATCAAGAAGAGTTGGATCTTGATTGTTATATTCATCTACTTTCCCTGCGTGCTCTTGTTGGTAGTCTTTATACTTCCCTTGCAAGTAGCTCGCTATCTCAGGTGATGATCCTCTTTTACCCGCAACAAAATCACCAAAACCCTCTGGCGTGTCACCTTCGGCAAAACGTGTAGGCTCGCCAAACTGAGGTAGATACGAATGCACATAGTCATTCCATCCCTGCGCCTCTCCAGGCTCGTCTAAGCCATAAAGCATCGTGTCCAGTGTAGAACGGGAGTCACCGCCAGAATTAACCCACGGGGACAAGTCCTTTCGCGTAGTGTCATAGAAATACCTGTTCTGCTCTAGCGCTTCACGCTGAACTGCTGCGGATTCCTCTGCGGCTCTTTGTTGTGCTCTCGCGGCCTTACTGGATGACTTGGAGCTAGAAAAAGCTCCCGCTATCCCTGTTACGCCACTAATGGCAGATCCAATATCAGGCATTGTTTATTTCCTCGCAATATTCATTGAAATCTTCTTGGTACATTTTCTGTATGACTACTCCTACATTCTTGTAGTGCTCCATGCCGCCAATTAAAAAGGCGCAGTAAGCCCATATCTGGATAATATTTGCTCTCAACATATACGCTTTATTGAGATGCTCCTTGCTCTCTTCCAGCTTGTTTGCATCCATCCACTGTAAGAATGATGATGCTATTAATGTGTCTAACTGAGGTTGAAACCGTAAGTAAAATGGGTTTCTGCGAATATCGATCATGGTGATGGAAAAGGCTTGGTAAAGATCGTCTTTTGAGCGCTTCTCTCCGTCGTATATATCATCCCAAAAATGATACGCATACAATAACTGCATACAAAACATCACCGCGTCTGAATCACCTAATATTTCAAGCAGGGACTCTGCCGTTTCTTCCTTTACGTCTTTATCAGCAAAAATAGTCACACTGTTGAGCCTGATGAATTAACCCAATTTACCCCGTCATGATGAATAATATAACCAAGTGACGTATCAAAATACGGTCTTCCTATCCACAACCCCTTGGTGGGCCTCTGTGCTGTTGTGCCGGACTGGTTCACAGCAAAGGACGTATTAAATATGCCGTCGAAAAAGTTCCGCCAGGGCTGTTTAATACCACCATTAGCGTCTTGCAGGGGTTCTCTGTATGGAGGTTGATTCACGATCTAGCAGGTCGGGCTTTGATCACTGTGCCGGTAATGTGAACCGGTACGGGATCGGTTATTCTTAACTTAAACGTCCAATCTCTAGCCATGCCTAACCGCCGCCAAATAACTCTCTTTGTATACTCACCTATAGCGCCAATATCTCGCCATAATTCTCTGCCCCATGTTCTGCCTTTATCCTTAGACACTTGCAGCATTACTTGTGGATCGCTTCCTTGTCCTGTGGTTACGCCAGATCCGCTATTCATAAGTAATTCGATTGAATCCACTGTGAGGCGTTGATCGGTATCAAAAAAGTGCTTAGTTACCAATTCTCGCTCTATCCTTTCCCCGTTATCGGTGTATACATCGCCTTTTATCTTGTAAATCCTTCCGTTTGAATAATCACCTACAATCGTCTGATTTAAGTAATCAACGTGTGTTTCTGCCCTGTGGCGATCAATCCCTTGTGATTTAAGCTCCGTCCATAGGTTTGTAGCACCGTCAAATAGCCATGACGCGCCCTGAGCGGGGAAGTTAAGCTGATACATAGGATGACCGCCGAGCATGTAAGCAAAGCCTGACGCATCAGAAACGGCACTGTAATTATTGATAATATGCTCGAATTCTAGATCGTCACCCATTCTTTGTGGTTGATAACCATTTAGTCTCATGGGGAGGACTTGCCCCATTTCATTTTTGGCTAGATAAGCGAGTGAGTTATCGTACTCAGCTAATGACCATTTAGCCGCCAGACCCCATTCATTTTGGGTGCCCTGCATCCTTGTATAAGGAAAATCGGTCGCCCCTGAATCTGCCCAAAACTCTGTTGATCGCTCGCCAAACAGGACTAATTCAGCCGAATCTGCGTAAACTCTTTCAATATCGTCGGGATCGTACTCAGCACTGGCAAAATCTAAGGCGTCCCATGCTGTGCCGTCATTCGCTGCTGATATGTAGAATCGCTGAGATCCGGCAATCGACACAATAAAATAAGTGTTTTGGTAAGTGACAGTTTCGGGATTTGCCGGAAAATCGCCGTCTGTTATTTCTGCAAAGGCATTGGATGAAATGGTGTAAATCCACCCATCCAGCCCGTCAACCAACATTATCTGTGTACCGTTTGTTGCCATCGACACTTTACCGGAAGTGGTGTTTATTGTACCTCTTGATGTCGCTACACCAGCGTTATTGATCTCGTAGAAAGTGCCCCTGTGTACCGCGTAAAGAAATTCACCTTTTTCAAACAGTCCACGTATAGGCGTATCGCCCAGATCTTTAAACAATTCAAGTCCTGGTGTGCCATGAACAGAGACCATCGTCCTGTCTTGGTCTTTCTGGAATTCGTAATACAGGTTTAATCGTCTTTGCGACGTGATGACCGGCGACTTGCCCTGTAATCCAACACCAAATAAAGGAGACTGCATTACACGTCACCGTAAATGTTGTATCTGTCACCTCTTCCGGTGATGGCTGAGTCTATCTTGGCAATAACAGGCCGCGCATTAATGCGCACTAGGTTTTGCTTTGACTCATTCGCTATCTTACTGGCCCCCGCTGATAGCTCTACGCCAAACTCGGGCGCAATCTCTTCCGCTAAGTTGTAAACAATCGCCCTTTCATAACCAGGAGGAAGCGCAATCTCTTCCGTTAATGTGGCAAAGCTTTGTAATATCTGCCATGTATTCAGGTAAATAAGATTCGCTTGTGATGGTTCAGGGTAGATATGTATTTTACCTAAAGGGTATTCAGTTTCGTAGTAAAGGTGATCGGGCAAATCAGATGACACA